TAGCTTAGTATAGTGGACTGTCGGAAGAATTAGATCCTCCAACGACATAAACTGTGCTCTGCAGTAGCAGCTTTTAGCTTATATCAGATTTGAAATGGTTAAATTCCAAATCTTGCCCACACTATCAGTTCGGCATAGCCGGGTCGGTGGTGATTTGGCTCGTGAGGGCCTTGGCTCTCACTAGCTGGATGTAAGCAATGCCTACTATCTACGAAAATGTTGATCGATTTAACAAATCGACGGGATATTCCCGGTTTCAACATAAGGACACAGGTCAGATCCATACTACGCAGATCGATTCGACTACGTATGCTGGAACCCCTGTGACCTCAATTCGTCAGAGGCATCCTCCGGTCAAGGGTGATCATAAGGGTAACTTCCCTTACAGCGCCAGTGGCTTTCGGATGCTTCAGGATATTCCCCGTTCGGTCCACGCCATCGGATACGCAAAAGCGCATTCTGACGGTGGGGTGTATGATTTCCAGTCTTTGGACGTTGTCCATAAGTCATGGTTATCATGTAACGAGCAAGTCTGGACTTTCAACGGCCGGTTTCCGGAAGCTGAGGTTCCTAACTTGACTGCCGAATCTATTACTGGTGCACTTAACGATCTAGCTGAAAAGCAAATATCGGGCGGTGCAGCAATAGCAGAGGGGAGACAGGTCATTGACATGTTTGCAGGTAACGTCCTGCAGCTTGGATCAGCAATTTTCCAAGCAAAACGTGGCAATTTCTCCGCCATTCCCAAGATCCTTGGGATGGAGAAGAAAGACATTCTGTCAGGCAAGTTTGCTGCGAATAGGTGGCTCGAGTATCAGTACGGCTGGAAGCCGCTGATGTCCGATGTCGCTGACGCGCAGCAGAAGGCCCACGAGGTTCTCTTGAAGGATTACGTCCTCCAAGGTTCGAAATCAGTGTCTGCGTCTAACACTGACGAGGATCCGGATAACGGAAAGAAATTGGTCTCTAAGGTGAGCGTCAAAACTCAAATTAAAGCCAAGATCTCAAATCCCGCCATCCATGGAATCTCCACATGGGGTCTCCTCAATCCTGCGGCCATCGCTTGGGAACTCGTTCCCTTCAGCTTTGTCGTCGACTGGTTTATGCCAGTTGGTAACACGCTGAACGCGGCAACTGCAGGTTGTGGACTTACATCACTAGGTGGCTCTACCATGACCAAAAGACTGGCTACTTACAGCCATCGCGGATCACTCCAAGATGGCTATTTGACGTCAGTCCTTAGTCCTGGTCTCGTAGTCGGAGAAAACTACGACGTTCAGCGGGATATCTATCACGAGTTCCCTCGTGCCAGGTTTTACGCTGATACGACGCCATTCAGTACGCCTCGGGTTGCTAATGCCTCCGCATTGCTTAGGCAGCTCGCATGATTACCTCAGATAACCTCGGGCCTCTTTGGGTCCTTCTTGGCGTTCTTTGGTTAATCGCCCTTATGTTCCTGTTATTTAAAATAACAGAGAACGACGACTCTTAGCAATTTCGCTAAGGTCATCTCAAGCTTGGAATCGGTTATAAAGCCGTTCCAGAAAGACATATATGCCTCAGCTTGCTCCCGTAGTCCTCAAAGACTACGCCGCCGCGGACCACACCTTCTCCCCTCGGGGTATTTCGGGTGGCGTGGCGACACTCGTTCAGTCGAACGGGGTTCCCATCGCTGACAAGGAACTCAGCATTTCGAAGACCAAGACGACCACTGGTCGCTCGAAGGTTCTCGTTAAGCTGAAGGTCCCTGTCGTGCAGGATGCGACCGTTAACGGTGTTACGCGACCGACTGTCGTGCGCACGGCTTACGCCGAGCTCACGCTGACGTTCGACAACACCAGCAGCATCATCGAGCGCGGCGACATGCGTGCTTACCTTCAGAATCTGATGGCAAGCTTCTTCGCAGCCGACGCAATCGATAACCTGCTCGAACTGTACTAAGGTACAGTTCGGTGTTTCGGTTCGGCGAGGGCGGTTTGGCATTGGTGATCGCACTATGCGTCACCTGTGTTGTTATCGTCCTCGCTTTCTTCTTCACGGTCCCACAGAGGGGGCCGTATGTTATGAACGGATTACCGCATAATGAAGAAACATCCCGCGTCTGGCTTAGCCAGACCTATGGATCTCCCGTCCAACTTGACAACTCTACTCGTCGAGAAGATCAACGGCCTCAGGTCGTCCGTGAAAACGGATTATCTGAAGTCGGAAATCGACTCTAAGTTCGTATCGAAGGATACGGACCCAGCAGCGGACCGAAGGGCCCGTGCCATTTTTAAATGGCTCTGCACCGAACGAGAAAACGAAGCTACCAATGAACGCCTTTTGATAACACACGAGGAATATAACATTCTCCCTCGTGTTGCGTTCGGTAAATTCGTTGAGTGGTGTCGCGATCTCACACGCGATATCATTGGGGACACGGCTCCGATTGAGGCCCTTATAGGGTCTTTCTCGGGTGGTGCGTCCACGAGTCGGAATCGTACTCAGAGCCATCCGGCCTCTAAGTACCTCGGGAAAGCACACGTCACTCTCAGTTGCCTGCCAGTTTTCGAGTCCATAGTGGACGAGATGCCTGGTTGGATTTCTGAGATGATCGAGGATGATTTCGAATTAGAGATCGTCCCCGGTAACGTGCTGTTCACGGTTCCTAAGAAAACCGATATAGATCGATGCGCTTGCAAAGAGCCCGATCTGAATATGTTCATCCAGAAGGGGATTGGTAGCTACTTTCGTGGCTGCCTTCTCAATACCGGCATCAACCTGAACGACCAGTCTATAAACCGGTCGCTCGCTCGTGAAGGATCGTTGACGAATAATCTCTCGACGCTGGACTTGTCTAGTGCGAGCGATTCCGTCTCAGAGGGTCTTGTAGCCCTTTTCCTTCCCGAGTGCTGGTTCACTTTGCTCGATTCTGTGAGGAGTCGAGTCACCATCATTGATGGTGAGGAACATCGGAATCAGATGTTTTCATCGATGGGTAATGGATTCACGTTTGAACTGGAGAGCTTGCTCTTCTATGTTCTTGCGCGGGCCACTGCCTATTTTACGAACACACCTGGTCGCATCTCCGTCTACGGTGATGACATTATTTGCCCTAGGGCGATGTCACATGACCTCGAGACGGTTCTCTCTTACATGGGCTTCTCCGTTAATTCGGAGAAATCTTGTTTTGAGGGGCCGTTCAGGGAATCATGTGGCGGTCATTATTATGGAGGCCTTGATGTAACTCCTTTCTACATTAAGGAGCCAATCACGACTCTTCCTGGGCTTATCCACGTGGCTAATCAGCTGCGTGAGTGGGCCGAAATCGAGGGCACTAGTGTCCTTGATCCTGAAGTAGAAGCGATTTGGCAATGGCTGAAGAGCCACATTCCTTCATGTCTTTGGGGTGGTGAGGATACCTCCTTCAAGTACCAGCTTGTGTCGTATGACACTCCTTCCCAGCGTCTCGCGAACGAGACAAAACGGAAGTCAACTGGCTTTGGTGGGTACCTTCATTGGCTTAATGCCACATGGAAGCGCACACAACTCTCTGATGGGGTGCAAACCTCATCAAAGGTCGAATCCTCTGAAAGGCTTCGATACAGGAGTGTGCGTAATACAACCGTGCCTCGGCTGAAAAGCCTATTTCTTCACGAAATAGGCGTGACGCCCGAGTAACGGAAGATTAATCTTCCAATTATCCTACAGATGTAGGTGGGCCTACACCCTCACAGGTGTAGCTAGGGTTTGAGACTTGCTTAGCTCAAACCACCCAGTGTGGGCAAGATTTGGAATTTAACCATTTCAAATCTGATATAAGCTAAAAGCTGCTACTGCAGAGCACAGTTTATGTCGTTGGAGGATCTAATTCTTCCGACAGTCCACTATACTAAGCTA